AGCAGCACCATCAATGGGTGCTGGTTCACGCAATTGCCCTCACGGTACAATGACACGTATCCATGGACTAACAGGTAAGTTCGGTCCATACAAGGGTTACTTCTGTCCTGCTAAGCAAGGTGACCCAAGCAAGTGTACTACTCAATACATCAAGGCTAACCAGCCTGAATGGAATAACTTCCAAGCAGATCAAACAAAGGCATAACATGATTGATGAATGGGAATGCGAAGGATGTAGTGCCGTATTTACAACAGAAAGTGAATACGATACACACATAGAAACAGCACACAAAGAAGACGAATGAAAACATTACGCCGTAGTATCGGCAAGCCAGAGGTGGGGGGAGAACCATTACCCCCACCTTTTCAGGCTTTCCAACGAGAAGGAATGATTCTACGCCGTGCTGAAGTAACAGTAATTGCTGGCACTCCTGGTGCTGGTAAGTCTAGTATCGCATTACATATTGCAGCAAGATTAAAACAACCAACATTATACTTCTCTGCTGATACTAATGCGCATACTATGGCTATGCGTTTACTTGCAATGAAAGCAAAGATCACTCAGGCACATGCTGAGTACATGCTTAAGACAGACCCAGCACAAGCAGAAGAACAACTGCGAGAGTTCAGCAATCTATACTGGTCGTTTGAACCTAGCCCTACCCTCAAAGATTTAGATGAGGAAGTATCCGCATTTGAAACTATGTGGGGTAGAAGTCCAACGCTTATCGTAGTAGATAATCTTATGGACATAGCAATAGATGGACACGAAGAGTTTGCTGGCATGCGTGCGGTTATGAAAGAACTTAAGTATCTCGCAAGAGATACTAATGCATGTGTGCTAGTGCTACACCATACTAAAGAAGGTGCGCAAGGATTCCCTTGTCAGCCACGTGCAGCATTACAAGGTATGGTTAGTCAGATACCAGCAATGGTACTTACAGTAGGACAGATGATGCAGGGGCAGGACGCATACTTATGCGTAGCCCCAGTAAAGAATCGCTATGGTAAGGCTGACTTCACAGGTAACACCTACATCACACTATCATTTGACCCAGCGTCTATGTACTTAGAAGATGTAGTCCGTGACTATAGACAAACAGAGATGACGGTATGAGTAAAACATTACAAGATAAATTAGATGAAGCAGCAAAAGCATTAGAGCCTATCTTATGGGACGCATTAAATAACATAGAGCAACCTAAAGAATGAGTAATCCAGCCAAAGCCAAAGGCTCGGGAGCCGAACGAGATGTGGTGAAGTATCTCAAACAATGGTTCCCTTATGTAGATAGGCGATTGGCTGGAGCAACCCTTGATAAAGGTGACATCTCAGGTATACCTGGAGTTACAATTGAAATCAAGAACCACGCTAAAATGAACTTGGCAGGGTGGTTAGAAGAGTTAGCATTGGAGATGGCTAACGATAAAGCGTGGACAGGTGTGGTGTGGCACAAGCGGAAGGGGAAGGGAAGCCCTGAAGACTGGTACTGCACCATGCCTGGACATGTGTATGTAGATTTACTAAGGAGAGCAATTGGAGAAACCAAGTATTGAGGAATACCTCAACTACATAGGCGCAACCGTGCCTCCTATGGGCAGCGGTTGGCGCAAGATGAAGTGTCCGTTTCATATAGACACACATGCAAGTGCAGCAGTTAACTTCGACAAGAACGCCTTTGTATGCCACGGCTGTGGTGTCAAAGGCGATACCTATTCACTCATTATGTACAAAGAAGGCGGTGATTACCGTGAGGCTGTCAAGTTCGCAACGTCAGTTCTTACTACAGGCAACGCAGAGATACGCCAGCAAGATAGATCAAGCAACAGATTATCTATTAAGCCGTCATCTCTCGGTAGAAGAGGCAAACATCTTTCATCTGGGAGTGGTAGACGACCCTCTTCCAGGGCATGAAGCCTATAAAGGCAGGCTTGCTATCCCGTACATCACACCATCAGGTGTAGTAGACATTAGATTCCGTGGCATGAATAGTGAAGACCCTAAGTATATGGGTTTGATTGGTGCCAAAACTACAATGTTTAATACACAGGCTTGCTTTGTAGCAGATAAATATATCTGTGTCACCGAAGGTGAGTTTGATTGTATTATGATGAGCACTAAAACAATCCATCCAACTATCGGTATACCAGGGGCTAACAACTGGAAGTCCCACTATGCTAAGATACTTGATGACTTTGATATAGTAATTGTACTAGCAGATGGTGATTCAGCAGGGCTAGAGTTTGGCAAGAAGATCAGTAGAGAACTAGGCAATGTCAACATCATCAGCATGCCTGAAGGTGAAGACGTTAATAGCATGATGATAAAACAAGGAAGCGAGTGGCTAGATGAGCGAATCAGAGAATGCGTTACCTCTGGATAGTACTATATGGGAGCACATCTCCCACATGGATTTTACTATTGGAATCCCTGTATCAGAAAAGAAAACCCTTAACATATTAGGTGCGCTACAAGACATATATGAAACAGTAGATGACGACCCTGATGAAGCCAAGCAATGCTTGGTTGCACTGGCTGCTATCTTTGTAGCATCACGTCACGACAGAGCAGACTTTGTATGGGAAGAACTATCAGTGCAAGAATCAATGGCTAACTTTGACAACGGACTTAAGGATATATTAAATGAAAAACCCTGATGATGTATACACAATCCACAATGAACTAGCAGTTCTTATGCTTAAAAAGCATGAAGACTATGGTCCAATGAACATAGCAGGCGCACCTGGTGGTGCTATGAATGGACTGCGTGTACGCATGTATGACAAGTTGGCACGGCTTGCCCATCTTGGGGATAACGACACGCCGAACTACGAATCAGTAGAAGATACCCTCATTGACCTAGCAAACTATGCCATAATTGGGTTACTAGTCCAACGTGGACAATGGGAAGGTATACCTAACAATGTTAAAGCACCTCGTATATGCGATTGCACGGACGGCAGTAAATGTCAACCATAGGTTTAACCTATGACACGGGTTGTTGTACTCAGCGACCTGCAGATACCGTATCAAAACAATAAAACTGTAGACGCAACTATAGAGTTCATCAAAGACTACAAACCAGATCAACTCTGGTGTGTAGGAGATGAACTAGATGCACCTGAACCTAGCCGCTGGAACAAAGGCATGGCAGGTGAATATGCAGAAACCCTACAAGATGGTATAGATCAAACGCACGAAATCATGGCTCGTTACCGCAAAGCATTAGGTAACAAGCCATTTTTTATTCAGCGTTCTAATCACACTGACCGCATTGATACTTACATGCGCAAGTATGCGCCAGCCTTTACATCTCTTAAGTCATTAGAGATTGAATCGCTATTAGGTTATGACAAGTTAAAGATTAATTACTTACACCGTATGCATGAACTGTTACCTGGTTGGGTAATGGCACATGGTGATGAAGGTGCGCTTAACCGTGCGCCTGGTGCTACAGCATTGAACTTAGCCAAGCGATTAGGTAAGTCAGTAGTATGTGGGCACACGCATCGCGTGGGCTTACAACATGAAACAACAGGCTTCTATGGCAAGACACATACATTGTATGGATTAGAAGTTGGACACATGATGGATATTAAACAAGCATCTTACCTTACATCAGGTAGTGCTAACTGGCAGCAAGGCATTGGTATCTTAGTAGAACACAACCGTAAGGTTACTCCGTTTGCTGTACCTATTGTAAACGGTGAGGTCATTGTTCCGTAATGAATTACATTGAAGAATACAATGACATGGTACAACAACTTTCAACTGAATACGCTAAACGTTACGGCATGCTTGAAGGTGACGACATAGCACAAGAGTTGTGGGTCTGGTTTGTTAGTCACGTGCGTAAATACAAAGAGTGGTCAGCATTAGAGCAAAAAGATCGAGATAAACTTATCGCTAAATCGCTACGAAATGCAGCGATTACATACTGTGAAAGGGAGAAAGCCAAGAAAATTGGGTACGATATGTCTGATTTGTACTACTATGACGTGTCTGTAGTCGAGGCTTTCTTGCCTTCTATCATCAGTGAATCCTATGTTATCCCTGCCAAGATACAAGACCTTAACTCTAAGTTTGGTAGCGGTGCGCTAAGTGATGGCAACAACTGGTTGGCATTGCGCAGTGACATAGCATTAGGTTACTACAAACTAACTGAAGCAAAGCAAAACATTTTACGTTTACGCTTTAGTGTTGAACAACCTGATTGGGCGACACTTGCTAAAGATATGGATAGCACACCAGATGGTGCGCGCATGAAAGTGCAACGTGCACTTAACTCATTAGTTAAAAACTTAGGTGGATGGAAACCATACAATGACGCAGAGCAAGAAGAGATACAACCAGAATCAGATGCAGTTGAAGAGCACGCAGCAGCCGAAGAATGAAGCGATTATATTATGTTGGTGCGACAACGGTACAACTGATGGTAAGTTTACTGAAGGCGTTGTCTATTCGGCACTAACATCTAAGTTACCTATTCAATCAGCCATGCGTGTGCAAGGCAATCAGATTGGAAGACAACGCCAAGAAGCGTTGGACTTCTGGTATGACAAGACAGACTTTGATTGGGTGCTGTGGGTAGATAGCGACATAGTTCTTACTGAAGATGCATTACAAAAAGTATGGAACAGTGCTGACCCAATACATAAGCCAGTAGTTACAGGCACATATTTTATTTCAAAAGAAAATGAACGTAGCCTTATGGCTCCATACCCTGCCCTATTTAATTGGACTGACAATGACTACAAGATATCTTACGTTCACCCCTTACCAGCAAATGCACTTATCAAGGTTGGTTCGGCAGGCTTTGGATTTGTGCTTATGCACCGCAACGCTGTCACAAAAATGCGAAAGATGTATGGTTCTGTCCCATACTTTAATGAAACTGGAGTCGGAGAAAACTTCGTATCCGAAGACATCAACTTCTTCAAACTCATGGGACAAGCAGGAGTCCCACTCTGGTCTCATACAGGAGCCACTGTTCAACACATGAAACGGTTCTCATTAGATGTAAACTATTACAAATTCTTTTGGGAGAATGAACCACAATGATGAATGACCTTAGAGGTATACCAACCTTTGCTTGCCTTTGTGGTTCTAAAATGTTTCAAATTACAGTTATGTGGGATGAGGAAACAAGAGAGGTTGGTTGGTATGATCTATCTCAAAGATGTCATTCATGCGGTGACATTACAACAGCACCTACACCGATAGATGAAGGATTTGATTGTGCCTAACTATGACTTCAAATGTTTGACTTGTAACATTATGGTGGAATTACAAGATACAGCGTTACCACCGTGCCCTACTTGCGGTGAAACTATGGCTCGTATATGGTCAGCACCAGCCGTTAAGTTTAACGGCAGTGGATTCTACTCAACAGGTGGTTAAATGGAAAAGAAACTCGGTAAGTATTGGTTTTACTACGGACGTAACTGTGGCTTTGGCATTGGGTTTCACGTTGATAAGTACCATTGGAGTCTTGATCTTGGCTTGTGGTATGTAGGTCAAGAGTTTTAATGTATAACTTTACCGAGCCAGCCAACTGTGAGGGTATTGACACTAACATGTTCTTCTCTGAAGAAGATAGCAAGAGTTACACCCATAAAGAGTACCTCATCAAAGTATGTGGTAACTGTAAAGCCAAGGCAGAATGCCTTGAGTATGCAGTCAACGACTATGAGATATTAGGCTGGTGGGGTGGCACTAGCGAGAAGCAACGGGAAGTATTACGCCGTGCCAGAAAAGCAGAAAAGACCCCCGTCAGGTAGGTTAATGTACCTGAACGGGGGCTTCTAGTCTGTATTGGGCTGCTATGCCCTTTAAACGGGGTGTTATCCTTTTTTAGGGAATGAATCCTTTGGGTTTGCCCAACGCATTAAGATAGGCAAGATGGATGCAATGCCTGCTTTAACGTAATCTGATGGGTTAGTTGCACCTACAGCATAGGCTGTCGTTGCGCCAGCAACAAAAGCACGGATGTAAGTACCAACAATGCTATTGATTTGTTCTTTGAACTTTGGGGACATGGTTCTTCCTTACTTTAGGTTTAGTTTTTTAATTAGTGCTTTGACCTGCTCAGGGGTTTGAGTGATCTCAAAATGCATATCATCCTTGCGATGGTTATAGGTGTAGCCTCCGCGCAACCCATACTTCTTGCAAAGAACATCTAATGTTTTACGTTGCTCAGCAGTAAATGTATTTTCTTTTCCAAGCGGATGCTTGGCAGCGTTCAAGTCTATCGCACTGCCCGATGAATGATTAGATAATCCTGTAGTTTCCCCACGAATTGGGCGGTATGCGTATCCCCAATCGTCAAGTTGTCCCTTGTCTAATGGCTCTACAGTTGCATGAAACTCTGCTGCAAATGCGGCAAGCACTGGTCCACATACAGCATTACATCTTAACTTAATATCTGTACCTGCTACAGCAAACTGTTTAATATTAATCTTGGCTGGGTCTTTGCTTGCTGTCCAACCATTAGCACTAGTCTCAATAGTCATCATCATCATCCTCATAATCTGGGTCTAGGTCTGGCACAATTGGTTGCCATTGCCGTGGGATAATCTCAATGAATGACATTACTTGTGCTCTTCTACATGCTGTTCAAACTTGCCTTCAAGTTTTGCCAGTATAACTTCAATTCTATTTACAGTATCTTTGATTGATTTGCCACCATTAGGTTTTAATTCAGCAACAATCTCTTTAATGTTGTGTCGAAACCACCAACGAAACCACGCACCGCCTGTAATAATTACAAATAAATATCCACTAACAGCGGTAGCCACCATGGAGACATTGTTAAGATCGAGTTTCATTCAAGTTTATACCGTTCTAATAGTTAGATTGATAATGCCACCAAAACCAGTAAGTCTTTTATCTGGTGGGGTTGTATTTACAAACGATACCTCTTCAATGAGGCACTGTTGAATTTCTCCCGTGCGAAAGTCTTGCCATGTTAGTACGTCACCAGTTGCTTCTGCTGCTTCTAGTGCTTGCAGTCTTTCCTTTGCTCTATCTTCATATCCTAATGTGCCGTTATACTTGTCTGTTTCTGTATCAAAACACATTAAAGGAATCTTAATAATACGCTGACGCGGTGAAGCAGGTACTGCTTTTAGTTGGTAGCCCTTAAATATAGAGGCTTTAGTTATGTCAGTTGCATCTCTGTATATTACAAAGCGCAACGCTATTGCGTCTTGCGCTCCTATTGGCTGCGTGATTGTAGCCTCTGGATTACCTATTGCTAGGTCATATGACGTTACATCATAGATATTGCCATCTGTATCTACAGTTTGTAGACTTAGTGAGCCGTAGTTAAAGTCACCTTGCGCATGGATGCGCTTAAAGTTTTTAAGTTCTAGCGTATTAAATCTAATTAAACCTGTCTTAATATAACCATTGTTTACTAGATCAGTTGTAGATTGAATAAGTATTCCATTGCTACCTGATGTAGTAAATGCAATCTGATCTGTGTTGCCTACAAAATCAACAGTAGTTGCGTATCCAGTTATAGTTGTAGAGTAGGCATCAGTTGCATATGCAAACCGTAAGGTTTCAATTTCTTCGGCTAAGTTAATACGATATAGCCCAACATAACCATTGATAGAACCAGTAGCCCATACGTATGTATCTCTAAAAGCAAAGTCTAAGCCTGCATTAGCAGCCTCAATTGTAAGTGGACCATAAGTAATAGAACCAGTGCCATCACTGATACTAGCCACACGAATACCTTTATTAGTACCAATCAAAAGATAACCAAGATAAGATTCAATCTTATAGATTACCTCACCTACTGGCATCTGTGCTGCTACAATTCCAGATGTTAATGTGGGCATAGAACCAGTAGTATTATCAAGTGTAAACTTGTAAATAGCAGAGTTACCACCAAGGTAACCAGCAGCATAAATAGCAGAACCAGACTCAGATATAGATGTCCAATTCCAATCAGAGTTTGGATGTGTGTATACAGGCGTAGGTAATGTATGGCTTGAACCTCTGGCAGCAGTCAGTTCATAAACTGATGCACCAATACAACCAACAAGACGTTGTTTAACCCAAGCAAGTACAATTTTTTCACTGCCAGTATTGTAATACTGAGTATATCCAGTAGTAGGTGTAGCAATTTCACCTGTATAAATGTGGTCATTGTCTGCTACAAAAAGATATGCGCCATCAGTTGCAATAGCAAGTGTAGCAGTATCTAATCCTGCAGTTACTACGCTTGTGTATGTGGCTGATGTACCTGCTGCGGTATAACTTTTAATAGTTGTATTAGCAGGAGTCCAAGCAAGAATCTTGTCAGTTGAGCCATCAACAATAGATATGGCTTTATATACACCAGTAGTTACACCAGTCATGTTTGCTGTGTCTTTTAACAAAGACACCTGCCCAGGTGTCCATATATCTACACCTAATGAATCAGCAATACGGTATGAGTTAGATGCAATTGTGGTTGAATATGGGTTAGCCAATGGGTCATAAAACTTAATACCAGTACCAGTGTGAAAAGAAGACTGGCTGCGCAACCACCATCCAGTGAGCGACTGCTCACCTGGGTCGCGCTGCGAGTCAAACTGTGGCTTTCTAAATGGTGCAGTAGCACGCTCGTATGGGCGTGCATCATTGACAGCAACCAGGAATGGTATACCAGCAATTGCAACGTCATACTCACTGCCAGTATTTTGCCAGATAGTACCTGAAGCAATACCTAAATCAACAGCAATAGATCGCGTAGCACGACCTTCGGTTATGTCTCTGCCAGCCATTGCTGCTCCTTAGATAAACTCGTTTGATTCCATAATATCTACACCAGCAAGAGCATCATGTTGATGCTCTTTGCTGCAGTTCTCACATTGTTTACACATTGTTATTCGGTTGGTAGTACTAATTCAGTCCAAGATAATGTTTCTTCATTCCAAGTGTATGGCTTTTTATCTGTTGGATAAGAAACAGGTGCTTGCCACTTAGCATTAGCATCTAATGTCCAAGATGGATAAGGCTGAGGCGTAAAGAAGTGGTCAGCAATTGGGTCGTAAGACATTCCAATGCCAGCATAATTCTTGCGGAATGTAGCATTGTAAGAAGTTTGAACCCAACGAGTATCATCGCCTAGCAGAGACTTACAAAACATAATACCTTTAGTTTCATTCTCTACTCCGTCAAGAAGCAGTTCTTCATTAGCCACAACAATAACTTGTATGACTACATTGTTTTCATCTAGTTGAGCAAAGTGTGCCATCATTATTCTCCCTTAAAGAGTAATTGTTCCAGAACCTGTAAATTGATAAATTCTATATCCACTGCTAGTTGTGACTGTTGGAGAACCTGTTGTTGTAGCAACAGGATAAGCCTCTGGATAACGAATAATTACAATACCAGAACCACCAATTGTTCCTGCGGCTGCTTGATTAAAACGACCACCACCACCTCCGCCAGTGTTTGCAGTTCCATTTACCGCATTAGCAGCAGAACCACCAGCACCGCCTCCGCCATTACCACCAGCAGCGGTTACACCAGTACCGCCAGCAGATGAATTACCACCACCACCTCCGCCACGGAATACTGCGGAACCTGTAATTGAAGATGAAATACCCACACCGCCCGCGCCTGGCGTTGAACCGCTACCGTTCCCACCTACTGCACCTGCTCCACCACCACCTGCTGCGGAGTTTGAAGTTGTAGTGCTACCGCCTGCGTAACCTTGATTTGCGGTACCAGTTCCGCCAGTTTTGGCTGCGGTGTAACCACCAGCGCCACCACCAGAACCACCGTTTCCACCATTTGACGAGTAAAGACCACCGTAACCGCCACCTGTTGAGGTGATAGTTGTTATGCCGCTTCCAGAAATAGATGAATCTGAACCATTATTACCATTTGCATTTGTTGCTGCAGTTCCACCAGCGCCAACGGTTATTGTATAAGTTACACCAGAAGCAAAAGTAATCATTGGCTCTGCGCTTGCTCCACCGCCAGAGGTCTCGCCTGTAACTGAACAACGGTAACCACCAGCACCACCACCACCTGTTGAAGCATCAGCACCTGAATAAGAACCGCCACTACCGCCTCCAGCAATTACAAGGTATTGAAAGTTTGTTCCTAAGTTTCCTGCCAGTAAAGAACCTTTTTTAGTTTTTCCTTTAAGACTTGTAGTAGCCATTAGAAAGTTATGCTCCCACTTCCAGTAAATTGATAAATCTTATATCCACCTGTATTAGTAAATGTAGGAGAGCCTGTAGTTGCTGTAGCATCATTATAAGTATTCGCATAGCGAATAATTACTATACCTGATGAACCATTAGTTGGTCCGTATTGATTTCCGACTGCGTTGTTGGTGGCACCACCACCACCACCACTACCAGTGTTAACAGCAGGCGTTGTTGGTGAATAACTGGTATTCCAATAAGTACTACCATTGCCTCCTACGCTTGAGCCGCCAAGTCCTTGAGTAACAGACTGTGCATCAAAATCTTGGTTTGCTGCGCCACCACCACCGCCAGCACCACGAACAACGGCTGTTCCTGTAATTGAAGATGAAAGCCCTGCGCCACCATTACCGCCAGTTACGGGAGAAGCCGCATTTGACCCAGCACCACCAGCGCCGCCACCACCAGCACCCATTCGTTTATTGTTGGTTACGCTTACACCTAGACCGCCAGCACTTCCCTGCCCTGATGTTCCTGAATTTGCTGTAGATGTTGAAATATAATTTCCACCACCTGAACCACCAGATGCAGCAACTTCACCACTTGTGTAACTCCAGGCACAAGCACCACCTCCACCGCCTGTGGAAGTTATTGAAGAAAATACAGAATTGCCACCATTAGAAGCAGTAGTTTGAGGGTCAGAAAATGGTCTACCAAATCCTGCGCCACCTGCGCCAACTGTAACTGTGTAGTTTGTACCGCCAGTAACAGATAAACCTGTTGCTGTAAGATACCCACCCGCACCGCCACCACCACCCATGCCACCACCACCACCGCCACCAGCAAGAACTAAGTATTCAACAGTTGGGGTAACTGGGTTGTAAAAGGTATTGCCGACAAGGAGACTACGACTAAATACGCCAGTCTTAAGACTTCTAATAGCCATTAATTACTCCTTAAAAAGTGATTGACCCTGAACCAGTAAATTTGTAAACACGATAACCACCACCAGTTGTAATTGTTGGTGAACCAGTTGTTGAAGTAGCGGCTTCAATAGTATCTACATAGCGAATAATTACAATACCGCTTCCACCATTTTTTCCATTTCGAGAAGTTGAATCTAAAACTCCACCGTTACCTGTATTAGCGGTTCCATCGGTTCCGCTCGCAACGCCTGAAGTTCCACCTGCAGAATAGGTAACTGATGAACCTGAAATAGATGATGCTAAACCTGAACCACCTGTTGTATTTGAACCAGCAGATGACTTACCTCCACCGCCTCCACCAACGCCACCAGCGTTGTAAGCAGCACCATTATTACCTTCGCCTGATGTGCCTGTTCCAGCAGTTGCTAATGTTGCGCTATAACCAGTACCACCGCCTGAGCCACCATTACGACCATTTGCTTGTGCGGTTGTTCCTGCGCCAGAACCACCGCCTCCACCGCCTTGAGTACTAACAGTACCAAATGCTGAAAAACCACCATCTCCACCTTGAGATGTTGAATTAATAGCAGTTCCAACACCTGCCGCACCAACGGTCACAGTGTAAGAAGTACCTTTTAGAACATTAAATCCTGATGCTGTTTTAAGACCACCTGCGCCTCCGCCACCACCATAGGAACCTGATGTTCCACCGCCAGCGCCACCACCACCGCCAGCAACTAAATATTCAACTGAGAATGTATAACCATTACCAGCAAGTAAACTAGATGGAGAAACTACTCCAGTCTTGAAACTTGAAATAGACATTAGACCGAAGCCTCATCTCCAAATGCTGAGAACGCTAGGTTCGCAGTTGACGCATATACTGAAATCACATCCGTAGTTGCTAATGTTAAACCAACTGTAATAAGAGTTGAGTCAGATGCTCCTACTGTAATGTCATAACCAATATAATGTTGGTTAGCAATAGAAGCCCCTGCTGGGCGTACCGCAAGGCGGAACGTAGCAGCAGTTGATGTTAAGTTAGCAACCGAAATAGTTGATACCACTGCTTCTTTAGCAGAAGGTACCGTGTATAGAGTTGTTAGTGTAGTTGCAGATGGGTTTGATTGCCCAAGAACTTTTTTAGCCATTTGTATTTCTCCTTAGGTTACGCACCCATCAGCATGAATACTGAAGGTGTTGGGTCGGTTACGATTGATGCCCACGAAGCGGCTGTTCCGTTTGTGGTTAGATACTTTCCTGAGTTACCAGTTTGAGTCGGTAATGAGTTAACTGTTGCCCAAGATGCATTAGTACCATCACTTGTAAGATATTTGCCACTAGCAGATGTTTGAGCAGGTACTACATAAACGCTAGATGTATTAAGGTTTACGGTTACAGCACCACTTGCACCACCACCTGTTAATCCCGTGCCTGCTGTTACTGATTCTATATCACCGCTTGTTGCCATAACAGACCAAGCGGAACCAGTCCATACATACATAGCAGCAAGAACTGAATCAAAATAAAGTGCACCTGTAAGAAGTGCATTGCCATCATTGTCTACAGAAGGAGCAGATGATTTAGCACCAAGGTATCTATCATCAAAAGAATCATAAGAAGCAGCAGCAGAAGTTGCTGACGCAGCCGCACTAGTAGCACTAGTAGCAGCAGCAGTGGCTGATGTTCCTGCTGAAGTAGCAGATGTGGCTGCAGCCGTGGCAGAAGCCGCGGCAGATGTTGCTGAAGTCGTAGCAGCAGTAGCCTGTGTAGTGGCTGTAGCAGCCGAATTAGAGGCACTTGTAGCACTGGCTGCAGCAGAGGTTGCGCTTGTAGCAGCAGCCGTAGCAGAGGCTGCAGCACTGGTAGCAGATGTAGCAGCACTATTAGCAGAAGTAAGAGCATTAGAGGCGTAAGTTGAAATAGTTGCTACGCTTGCGGCTGCTGTTGTAGCAGAAGCAGCAGCACTAGTGGCTGAAGTTGTAGCAGCGGTAGCAGATGCAGCAGCAGATGTAGCACTGGTAGCAGCAGCGGTTGCTGAAGCAGCCGCTGATGTGGCAGAAGTTGCTGCTGCAGTAGCCTGAGTAGTTGCACTTGTAGCAGAAGTTGCTGCTGCTGTTTGAGATGTAAGAGCAGATGAGGCTGAAGTGGCAGCCGATGTAGCGGATGTAGCAGCAGATGCTGCTGATGTGGCTGCTGCAGTAGCAGATGCTGCTGCGCTTGTTGCGCTAGTAGAAGCAGCAACTGCTGAACCAAGGATAGAATCTACGTATGTTTTGGTGGTAGCGTCAGAACCAGCAGATGGAGCAGACAGTCCTGTTACTGAGGCACCCGTAATGGTGCCTCCTGATACTGTTGCTGTACTAGTAATTGTACCAGATAAGGTAGCCCCAGCAATGGTAGGTGTCGTAAATGTCTTATTTGTGAGTGTCTGAGTCTTGGCTGTGCCTACTACGTCACCCTCACCTGTAGCAATGCCGTGCATAGCATGAGTGCCAGTACCATCATTGTAAGCAGTAGTTGCTTCAATGTGTAGGTTGGCTTCACGTAAGTCACGACCAATAACCATGTGTCGGACAATTGCACCTGATGAGTGATCTTGCGCAGATGAACCATCAACAGCACGAGTTACTGTAAGGTTATTTGAACTTACAACCGTAACTTCTACAATTTCTTCAAGGGCTGTATCTGGGTCAACAACAATAGTAAATGTTTGACCAGCCGCAATGGTAGTACCACTGAGCAATGAAGTGGCAGAGGTAACTGGAAAAACTGTAGCACCAGAAGTAACTGGGCTAGTCAGCGATGTTTGCTGGGAACGGGAAGTATACTTACGTGTTGTCATCTATACGCCTATCGTGAATAGTGGACGCGGGTTGGGTACTGAAGTTTCTGTTTTAGAGATTCTTCTTCAAGGCGTTGCAGGTACAACCCTTGTAAGTTTTTAGTAACATTTGTTCCTACACCGTAAGGACGTTTAACGTCTAACTCATCTGCTTGTGGAGATGAGATAGAGATACGTGCTGGGTCTGTGTAAGAAGATAAACGCCATGCTGCACCGTAAATAATTACGTCACGCATAGAACTAGGCAACCCAGTAACTGTTTCAAAGTCATCTGAATTGTTTGTTAATAGTGTAGGAATGTGTGCATAGATAATGTTGATGGTACGACCAGGAAGTACGTTGTCATAGATTGACACAGACTTACCTGTTGGGAATGCAGTTGCATAAGCAAGCGGGTCCCAACGCCATTGGCGAATTGGGAGCCATTCTTTAGTTGGTCCAACAGATTGCCAAGCCATTGACAGAATCTGAATAGCATCCGCTGGTAGCGGATAAGTAGTACGACTAGCAAGGAATGAAACAGCAGTAGAACCTACTGCAAAAACTTTAGGGTATACAGCATTGACTGTATCGTTAATAGCACGCTTAACTGCTATGCGTGGGTATGTCGGCGTAACAGTAACTTTTGCATTGGACGAGTGAGCCGCTGCGGTAGTGCCGTTGTATCCGCGACCAAATGGGGCAATAGTAATAGTATTAGCCTGACGGTCATAAGAATCCACCCACATCATTTCATCATCAATTTCAATGATGCCTTTACCAATGTTGTCAGTTGCTGCTACGTTAATAACTAGATCGCTAGTTGTTACAGCAGATACTAGATAAGTAACACGGTCTTGACGGTAAGTAAAACCACTAAGGTCTAATTGAATATCATCTACGAGATTACTAAGCGTTGTCATATTAACTCGCAATCAATCGTAGGGCTGTAACAATTTCAAGATATTTGGCTGGGTCTGTAATGCCAGCAAGTTCTGAAGCAACAGCGTTAAAGCCTTTATACTCAGGATACTTACGGTTAGGGTCTGCTTTAAGATTAAGAGCAGATGCCATTGGTGTGCCGTTAGGTGTACCAGCCCAGTCATTTACTGCACCGTCTTCATCTTGGTATAATGTGTATGCTGGATACTCTCCGCCATTAGCAAGACGATTTATCTCGTCACGTAATGTAGAACCAGGACGACCATAGAGTGTGTAACTTGTGCCGTTATAAGTTTGAGTTCCGTATACAGTCATTGCTTACCTTTCTTATCTATGCTTTGCAGTTTTTTTGGCTATTGCTTTAGGTTGTTTTACAAACTGTTTACCTTTAGCATTACCTTCTGCTTTGGCTTTATTGGTTGCAGCCTTTTCAGCAGGGGTTAAAGATGCCCATGCTTTCTCAGGTAAGTATCTTTTCTTTCCTTTAGAAGGAGTACCGTCAGAAGTTTTCCACTTCTGCGCACTCCACTTCTTAAGTGATTCTTGTGGTTTAGCAAGTGCCATTATTTGTAGCCTCCGCCAGCCTTCTTGTATTGAATAGCAAGCAACTGTGCTTTACGAGCAGACCATTCACCAGGGTCTCCACCCTTAGAGCCAGCCTTAATTTTTTTAAACAAAGAAGCACGCATAGTTGGCTTTGTGTAATTGCCAGCAGCATTAACTGTAGATTTTTTCTTAGCAGCAGCCATTATTTTTTACCTTTGTTACGCTTGCTAATTGCAGCAGCCTTTGCCTTAGCATCTGACTTTGAAGATGCCCCCCACGCTTGAAGCGATAGCAACAAGCGGGTAGGGTCACCATTAGGTTTACGTTCTGGTCCAGGCATACCACCCATGCGGGCAAGGAAACTTGCTCTGCGTGGATTGTCACCAGATTTGACAGGTGCTTTCAGATTAGAGCCTTGAGCCTTAGCAGATGCACGTCCCTTTGCATTAAGTCCGCCTGCTGGATTCTTACCTTCTTTACGTTGCCATGCTGGTGATTTAGCCATTTACTTTCCCTTAACCTTTTTCAAATTAGGATTTGCTTTCTTTGCTGCTGGGCTTGCCTTGCGTGTAGAGGATGCGAGGATTGCACCAGCAGACTTCATTGATACACCGCTCTTCTTTGCGATGCTCTTCTGTGCGGCTTTGAAGCCCATACCCTTTGGCATTACTTCTGCTTGCCATTCTTGTCGTAACGTCTTCCTTGTAGGATTGCTCCCATTGCTTGACCAAACTCAGCCTTAGCCTTGTTGTCTTTAGACTTGCCACCCATGACAACACCTTTGCTGGTTTGTCTTGGTGTGTTTTTTGCAGCATCTGCATCAAGAATGTCTTTAACAGCAGCCTTGGCATACTGTCCAGTTTCTTTTACTGCATTTGTAAAATAACCAATTGGGCGATAGAGAGCGTTCATCTTTGAACGATCTTCTGCTGAGTTACGGTTAGCCATAATTAAATCTTGCTTCCGCCTGAAGGCTGTGTGTAGATGCCTTGGATTAGTTGAGCAGGACCATTAGGAGTTCCGCCACCTGCACGTGGTGCAGACATTGGTGCAGCACCTGGTGCTACTCCACCCATAAAGTCAGCCTTGTTTACAGATGATGTATCTGTAGCAGCCTTGCGTACCTTTGCTGGAACAGTTAGTCCTGCACCAGTTACGTTGCTATTCATATATTCGTTAGCCATTTTTATTTTCCTTTTCCGTATGGTGCTGGAACATTCCAGCCTTTGATGACCGATGCATCTGATTCATGCAGTTCTTGTCCACCAACCTGTGATGCACCCATGTATGAAGGTGCAACGTGCTTGGTGTTTGTACGTACTGCTGCGTCAATAGTTACTGCTGTGTCTCCACAGCCACATTGTGTACACATAATTACTTGCTCTTCTTCTTCATGATCTTTGCACGTAGTGCAGTATCCATCTTCATGTCAGCCTTAGCGGATGGCTTCTTTTTGTCCATCTTTACATCAGCCTTCTTGAATGCAGCCTTTTGTCCAGGCTTCATGCCCTTCATCATCTTTGCGTCTTGCTTCTTATCTGCTTTAGCAGACATGCTCATACCCATTGCAGCCATTAGATTTGTCCTATCTCTTTCATTACAGACACGGTGTCTTTGTTTATGTCTTTGGCTTTCGGCATCTTTCCTGCGTCATAAGGTTTGTTTAAAACCTCTGATGCTTTCAGAGCCTTCTCAACGACTGCACGATTAGTGCCTTCAGGTTGTACACCTTGAGCACGGGCATCCTTATAGAAAGCCAATTCTTTATCCCACTTCTTTTGCGTGGTACCACTGGCAACAATGTTGCCTGCTGCATCTCCAGTTGCAAGTTGCAGTCCTTTAGCCTTACAGCCAAAACAATCTTCATCACACATAGTGTGGTCAATTGAAATGTCTTCATACTCAAATGGTTTATCTGCTGTTATTTTACATAACACGCAACCCCAAAGGGTTGCCATAAAGTCATGGTCTGCGTTGAATCCCCATTCAAGCACCTTGCTAATATGTTGGTGCTCCATTAAACCGCCCTTACGTTTGCCCCGTATCCTGCATTTGTTAACTCTGTATAAACACCTTGGCTTATTTCATGTTCATGCCCACCAAGATAAAACAGTTCTGCTTCTTTAATTACATCTTCAGTTGGAAATGAAGTTGTAGTCCATACGCCGTTATTGCGCATGAGACTAAGACCACGTGTCAAACGATAGCGAATAAACAAACGTCCTCCGCCTGCTGGACCATATTCCTCTGTAGGAGGTGTTAAGTAATACTTAGTCATTAGGCTCCTTAGTTGACTTACCACAAGGCAGGGATTGCTCCCTGCCCTGCAGTCAATTAACTATTAGTAGTTGATTGAAGATGAAGTCTCAACGCGGTAAAGCGCTTCTTCACGGTAACGAGCGAAGCCAAGAACGCCGTACCATCCAAGTGGACGGTGACGCATTAACTTGTCAACAACTGGTCCGATAACTACATGTGGCTCTTCGGCAACGGCTTCAGCCAATGCTTGCTGTCCAGCAAAGTAGGTATTGAACACGCGTGTTTCGTGTGTGAATGTAACTGATGTACCAGATGTAACCTGAGTTGCAATAGTCAAGTCAATTGTTACAGTTGTTCCACTGATTGCTGTTACTTGTGAGTTTGTAGGAATATTAGTTCCTGCAACCAAGTCACCAACAAGAATTCCTGATGATGATGTAACAGTAAGAGTTGTAGCACCAACTGCAGATGATGCAGAAGTTGTTGTTGTAGATGTTGACTTAGCAGCACCTACTACATCGTTGTACAGACGTGGTGATTCAACATAGAATGCACCTTCGTATGTACCAATTTCGCCTGCCCAGATTGAGTTAGCATCTGAGTATTCGTGTGGCTGACGCCATGAACCAACACCAGTTTCAGCACGAAGATCGTGTGAAACTTCTGGGTGGATACCTGCCCAGTAAAGTGAACCCTTACGTGGGATAGCCTTGTTAGCACGCAACTTAGCAGTTGCCTTACGAGCAAGTGCTGAGGTGAATGTGTCAGAAGATGTTAGTGTTGCTGTTGAAGTACGTGTTCCACCGTAGAGAGCGTTGTCTCCACCGCGTAGTACTGTCTGAGCAACATCATCAATTGAGTCTGCCATGTTGAACGCAATTACGTTAGCAACGGCTGGGTCTACATCAGCAAGGCTGAATAGTTCCAAAGCACGTGTAACAAGAACTGCATTACCATACTCAGCAAGAGTAATGGTTGTGTATGTTGGTGTAGCCATTGCTACTGCATCTGGGTCTGTGGTTTCTGTAAGAGTTGAAGTAACCTTTGTAAGGTCAACGTAACGCTGCAAAACAACTGATGAACCAGGGATGCTTTGACGTGCAGGAGTCTTATCAGACACTGAACGGATTAGTGGTTGAGCACGTAGTGCGAACTCGATTAGACGGTCATACGCCTTTTGTACGAGACCAGCACCACCAACAGTACCTCCGAGAGAGGTTGAGCCTGTGGTTGTATATGCATTAGCCATTTATTGCACCTCCTTATGAGGGGTTAGATTTCGGTTGAGTTAAAATTCGCCCGACTGAATCATTGCTATAATCTCTTCTGCACTAGCAGCATTGTTGAGACGTAGTAGTGAGTCAGCAGCGCGGTCAGGGGTGATAGCGCCCTGAGTTACAATGTCTTGCTGGCGTAATGCCGCACGATCAATTGTATTTTCTGGCTGTGACTGTGGTTGAATGCCAAAGATGTCTGCGTTGTCATCAATCCAATTGGATACAGATTCTTCGTTTACATCTTGTATTTCATTCATCATTAGTCGTGCAGCCTTGGGGCTAACGCCCTTGCTTTCTAGGACTTTCTTAATGACGGATTCACGTTGAGCCTTGTTGAATAAATCAAGTTGGTCTGTTAAATCTTTGATACGTTTCTCATCAGCACGCTTGGCTTTACGTAACTTTTTAAGTAAGTCACTTCCATCCATAGGTGTATCAGTAGTGTCCATATCTTCGTCTTCGTCTTCGTCCCAGTAATTGTTGCTCATAGCAACCGTCCTCCCATATATCGTTAGTTGATTTCGCAGACCTCAGTTCTATGTTGGGGAACATAGGCTGGCTTCTACTCCCAGTCTGTACACCGTGTAGGGCTGGTGGGTCTACACGGGATTCTTATTTAGAACTTGCCTTGTACGCTACGTACTAAGCCTGAGCCTTGGCTAATGCCAGTTTCACCTTGGAATGAAGCACGTTCTAGCGACTTGAGTCGCTTACGCTTTACTGCTGCATCTTGATTGCCCTTAAGAAATTCTGCTTCACCAGTTGCTTGGTCATACTTAATACCAGTCTCACCGTAGATGTCGCCAAGTTTTTGTGTTGTAGGCAAAGCCTCTTTAATTTCTGAGTAACCCTGAACAGCGGCAGCCCTGTCAATGCCAAACTTAGCAAGTTCAGTTGCTGATGCCATGCTTGTCTCAAGACCCTGAGCAACTGCGGCACTACCAATTTCAGCAGAAGTAACTTTTTCTTCCAACTTAGACAAGGTATCGGCTGGGCTAAGAAAGTAAGCAACCAAGTCAGCATCTGTAAGATTAGGATAAAACTTTTTAAATAATTCTTTAGTCATAGCATCTGCATTCATAACACGATCACTTGCTAATTTAATGCGACTCTTAAACTCTGGTCCAGCAAGATCATTGCCCATATATTTAGCAAACATTGCTTCATTCTTTGTGCGATCAGTGCTAAGCATGTTACCTAAACCATAAGCACGCAAAGTATTTGCGTATGAATCTTCTAATTCAAGATAGGCTGCTTCGGATATAACATTAAGTCCTGCAGTTTTACGCAATGTATTACCATAAAAACGTTTGTTGTATTCTTCTGATTGCTTAAGAAGCAATACAGTTTCATTAGGACCTTTGCCTTGTTTCATGTATTCAGAAATTTTGCCAGCAAGAGACCCTAATCCATATGAATCAAACAAGTCTTGCAATTGAGCAAACGCATCCATGCGTGCCAGTTCAGCATCAGATGGACCTTCTAAGGTTACTCGTCCACCACCAGCAGGGTCATTAAAATCAGCCATGCTTTTTGCAACAGCACCCGAAGTTGTTCCACCTTTTACTCCAGCCTTGTAATCACTACCATTCCATGAACCTGTGTAAGGCTTGCCATCAAGAAGAAGTACACCAGTCTTGGAATCAAATGTGTAATTACCTGGTATCTGCGCTGCAGAAAAACCTGAGTTGCCTAACCCTTCATTAGTATCTAAGCCGCTAATAGCGGCTTGTTGTTCTGGAGTTAATTTATCAAACTCAACATTAGTAAGTTCTGTGCGATCACCATCAGCATCTACTGCATAAGATGAAGTATCCATGCCTGCTGCTGCATCAATTGATGCTTGAAAATTATCTACCTCAGCAGTAGGAGTAGGTGTAGGCGTAGGAGTTACAATTGGTGTAGGGGTTGGCGTTGGAGTAGGAGTAACAACTGGCGGATTTGCTGCAGCATAAGCAGCATTTGCTGCTGCTATACCAGCGGGACTTAAAGCATATGCTTTCTTTTCTTCTGCTATAAGTCTTGCTGCATTCTGCGCATCATTTGGTCCAGCAGGTGCTGGAGTAGATGCGGCAGGTGTTGTTGGTGTTGGTTTAGCAGTAATAACTACTTGTCCAGGTTTAATAAGATTTGGATTAGTAATCTGTGGATTAAGTTTAATTAATGCAGACAGACTTATACCAGCCTTGGCAGCAATTGCGCTAAGGGTATCACCCTTTTTAACTGTTACTGTATTTGCCATCAGGTCATCAATCCAAACGCTCTAAGGACGGTTTGTGCATAGTCAGCAGCAGTTTCATGTGCTGCTTTAGTCTTGCCGTAACGTGGGTCTTGGTACATTTTCTTTTGAAAATCACCAAGACTCATAAGACTTGGACCACTAATAGCCTCAAAGATGTCTTTATCTTCTGATGGGTCTTTAATGTTTATCTGTGGTAATTCAAGAATCTTGCTCTTGTATTCAGCATAAGTATCAATAACATCTTTAACTGTTCCACCTGCTTGAATGTGGCTAGTCAATGGCTTATAAAATAATGCTGCTTGTTGTTTAATCTTTTCTTTTTCAGCAGCCAAACCATCAGCACTAAGCATGTTCTGTGCAGCACTTAAGAAATAACCACTACTCTTTGGCATTCCCATTACGGCTGCATATTGCTGTAGATCATTAATGTTCTGAGCAGCCTTGCTGCCAGTAGCAAGCAACTTGTCAACATCCATATTAGCAAGCAATGGTTTGACAACTTTTGCTGCAGTTAGCAAACGCTCTGGGTCTCCTAGTCTGCCACCAACAACTGTTTGAGTAGAGATTTTGCCAGTAGCATCAGTGGTAGTAGTTACCTTCTGAGTAGAAGCAGTTTCTTGCTTATGAATGTCATCATAGTATGATTGCTTTTGCTCATCAGTTGCTGGTTGACCAAGCCAATCTTTAAGATACTCATCAATCTCTACATCTGTTTCAGCCTTAGTTGACAGAACAGTAGTAGTATCTTTTTCGGTACCAGCCTTAGATGTACTAGCACTACCACTACCTGCATTATAGCCAGCAAGGAATGTGTTAAAAGGAACAAAGTCTTTCTTATTATTATATGCATAGTTCTGTACATTTTGAATGCCTTGAACACTAATAGCACTATCTAAACCAGCAACATAATCATTGTTATTAAATTGCTCTTGAGTAATAAAGTTAGACTTAAGTAAGGCTTTCTTAAGTGCTTCTATTCCACCATACTTGGCTTTGTATTCGCTAATAAATGCTTGACGAGCATTTGCTAAACTATCATAAATTTTATATTTAATATCTTTGCCACTACCAGTAACAAATACATATACTTCACCAGTAGCATCTGCTACATACTTGCGACCATAAGCACTAACAATTTTGTATTTAGCATCTTTACCTAGAAAGTCTGCGTCACTTGCAGTTGTATCTGCCACTATGACCTCCTGTTAAATGTTACGTATGTATCACGGGATAATGTAAATAAAATGCTCTTAAACATTGAGCGATATGCTTCAGTTACTGCTAAGTCACCAACCATTAGTTCTTTTAAGTCAGCATCAACTTGGTCACGGCGTGTTTTTTTAGCATCAGCACCGCCACCAGCAAGACGTGGGTCTTTAGTAAAAGCAACAAAACCTTCTACCATTTGAATTGCTAGACTCATACGAGCACGTGTTGCTGGGTTAATGTCAGCCTTTTGGTCAGCAATCAATTGCTTAACCTTTGACATTAGATACTGTTCATCACCAATAGCATTGCCAGTGCCAATAAGGGCACTGTTCAATAATGGATTAGATGACTTAAGACTGTTACGAGCAGCAGTTGAACTAGCAATAATACGCGCCCTTGCATTAGGGTCTGCTTCATTTGCTAGTAAATCTTTTTCACTGCCACCAATATCGTAGTAAGACTGCTTATCTTGGGCTACAAGAACATCCTTATAGTATGTCTCAAGGTCTTTATTCTCCATAAGACCTGCTGCTTGTATCCAACTATATGAGTCAGAAGTAAACTTACCTACTTGTGGAGCAAATACAAAGGCTGCTTCGCCATAAGTTTTAATCAAACGATCATTAGTAATAGCCCAGTTTTTTAGTTCTTCTGTAGTTTTAATAAGAACTTTAGTTTGTTTATCTGTACGAGATACTGTATAGATAAGTTTGCCTGGGTACTTACCAATGAATGTAGCCATTGCTAACTCATATGGGTCTGTAATATCACCTTGATTTTTTTCAGTGATCTTAGTAAGGATGTCAAAAAACTCAGGTCGCAGACCTGTAATTCCTACATTCTTTAAGTAGTCAGGAACACCTGTGCTTTCCTGAATAGTAGGCGCAACTGGCATAATAAGACCAAGAACAGAACGTAACATAACAATGTTATGTGCGCTAATTCTTAAGTTCTTTAAGTATGCAGACTTTTCTTCTTCAGTAGAATCAGGTGTTAAGAACTTGCCATGTGCTGCCATGTAGGACATAGCCTGTTGCGCAGCGGTAACTTCTTGTCTTGATTTCTCATTAACAGGAAGTGTTGACCATAACTTCTGTATTGATGCTGGTACTAATGCACGCTGTATAGTCATGTTGTCGCCAATTTGACCAAGTGCTGCGGTGTCTACATACTCACTAAATCGCTTGGCTAATGGGTTATCTGTATACCCCAATAGACCTTTAATAGCAACAACACTTAGTCCCGCAACGGGACCAGATAGTGTAGGCAAACCAGAATCTTGCTGGAATGATGGGTTAACCATCTTTAACTTTAATGTAAAGTCATTAAAGGCTGGTTGTGAGTATCCAGTATTGCCAGTAAGCACACGCATTGTGGTATCAGTAGCCTTATAGATAATCTTATCCATAGGCATTACTACATACGGGTCACCTTGTTCATCAATATGTACCTCACCACGAGCATCTAACCCTTGGTGTACCAAACGTAAACGATAGATAACACGTGGTGTTAATTTAGTTAAACGCCAGATACGGCGTTGAAAGTCTTCAGTTGCACGGTAGTAGCGACCCACAGTACGAGCACTAAATGCTGCATTACTACGAATAGCAGGGTTGTCAGCAAACATAAGTACTGTATCTGCTGCGTTGCGTGATGCTATTTCTGTATATCGCTTAGCGGCAATAGCATCTACTTGCTTACGCAAATACTCTTTGCTTCCTTTGCTCATGTAGCGTACTGTGTCAGCAGAAACTTGAGCATTAAACAATTTATCAGCAAAAGTTTTTTCAAGACCAGCATAAGAATCACGCAATTTAAAGTATGTAACCATAACTGCTTGTTGACGGAACAGACCATTAACTTGTCTGTCCATACCTTCCATAAGTTTATTGCCTAACTTGCGGAATGCCCCTTCAGGGTCAACAAATGTAGGAAAATCAATGTTAGTGTTGATTTCACCACGTGGTTGGAAGCCATCAGTTAAATCACGAAAACGTTCGTAAGGAATACTTGCTACTGCTGTAGCCCATTTGCGATTAACAGCACGGGCTGGTATTGCTTTACCTGTTTCATCAGCAGCAATACCTTTTTCAATATCAGAATATCGAATAAACTCAGCACGAACTGCATCTACTAACTTTTGATTGTAAGCATCTGCACTTCCGTGAAATACAATTTGCATATCAGTAAGCATACGAAACGCGGCATCGCGTATAATACCAGCATCATCAATACCTTGCTGACTTAATTCAACTGTGCGTGATGACATGCCCTTAACAGCATTAACAGCGACTTGATCTTCTACTTGCCACACTTTAAGTGTGTCATTGTACTTAAGACCAGAAGCAATTGACAGTTCATCCATTGCGCTTTCAAAGTTAGACTTACCTGTTGCAGAATTAATGCCAGGTTTAAGTGCATTATTTCTAAAAAACACATCACCTGGGTCTAGAACTTTATTACCAGGAAGTGGTTTAATATTAGGGACAAATGTTAAGAACCAATTTTCATGGTGTGCTGCTGTTAGCCAACCTTTGTCCATTAGTTCTAGTTCATGTGTTGATATAGAACGTGTCTTTGAGCCACGTGTAAGTTTTTTGTCATTAAGATGTTTAGTTAACGCACTAAAATCTATGTATGAAGCCATGTTCTCCTGTGTAAATCTAGGAGATAAACCAGTCTGAGCAACAATTGAGTTAGCAGTTGAGTTAAGCATTTCAGGTTGATGCATAAATGCATCTAATAAATACTTTTCAGCATCTTTATTACGACCAGCGCCATATGCTTCCATAGCAAGTTGACCAATGCGTTCACGTTTTTGTAAATTGCTTAGTTCAGCAATAGAAACACCACGTTCTTTTGCCAACTTACCAAGTTCTTCTGCACGTTTTACTGCATCAATAGCATCTTGTGGTGCTTTACCAAATATTTTCTTTAAGCCAGATGAAATTGGACCAACTGCTGCAGCAGAACCAGTGAATGCGGTTGATGTTCTACCCATCTTGGCACCAAGACGGAATGCAAAGTGGAATAAATCCTTACCTGGCGCTGTAAGCGCATACATTAAACCTTCATCAATAGCAGAACGCATGCCTAGACGTGGGAAAAGAGTTAATACTGACCATACATCTGTAATCTTGCGTGCGGTTTCACCGCCAATAGAGCCACCAATAGCATAAAAGATATTCTTTTTTGACTTAATGCTGTTAGCCATAGAAGCAATTTCAGCATAAGGTAGTGAACCAATTGCTTTTGCCTCTTGATACGGATGAATAGTATTTGAACTTTGTGCTAGTTGCACTCCGTTTTCTTGACGAAGGCTATGTGCTGGTGCTGCCGCTAATGCATCAGCATTAATGTTAATATCTTTTAATACGCCTTGTCCTGCTTTGCTGCCATACTTTTCACTAAGAATTTTTTCCATTAGTGCTCTGCCTTCAGGCTCGCCATTTAGACCAGACTTAAACATAATTGCAGCATCAAGATTACGCATAATAACTACTTGTTCATCTTCTGTAGCAGCAAGGAACTTAGTTGTCATAAACTCAGCAAGGTCACGCGGCAAAAGCACGCGTGCTTTAGTAGTAAAGTTTTCTGCTGTAATAACAGCATCTGGTCCAAGTCGTACTTCTAAACCAATAGGGCTACGAGAAACAAATAAACCTAGTTTTTTTAAACCTTTAATTTCCGCTTGTGCATCTAATAATGTTTTTGATATAACTGGATTAAGCATATTATCAATTGCATCACCAGCCTGTGAAAGCGCAGTATAAACATCTTCGCCTTTAGCGTCTAATGTTTCTACATCTCTACCTGTTGTTTTTAATCTACTAAGAGTTTTAGAAGTTGTAGGATTAAATACACTGTCAAGATAAGATGTAAGTCCATCGCCCATAGTGCGATACTTGCGAGCAGTAGCAACACCATTGCGATAGTAACTAACACCATCTACCCGACCAGAAAGAAGTAACTGAACGTTATCTATTTCTTGAAAATATTTTTGAGCAGTAGGTGCATCAAACAAACTATTCTTAGCAAACTTTTCAACTGCTTCACGGTTGCGATAACCTGGATTATTAGCAATTAATTCACGATAAGCAACAGTTTTTTCAGCAGTAGTTTTTGACTCAGCAAACTTACGCACTGCTGGACCAAGTTGGTCGTTCCATAGCGTAGCAACTTCTGGTTTAGCAAATACTTCTGCGACACCAAGTTTAAACTCGCCTCGACTAGCAGCATCGGTAATGTGCTGCGCTAAACGCTCACCAACAGTAGCAGCCTTTGTAGTGCCGCCAGTCATCCAAGTCATTGGGTCTACAACAATTTGATATGTAAAGTCAATAGCACCAGAAATGTTTTTAGTTTTACCGCTAACATAGTCACCATGAACGCCACCATTAGCAGGTGGTTTATCATCTAACATACGTGCAATATCACGACCAGGTGAGAACTGTGCATACTTTGTAGCATCAAGAACTTGCTTAAATGCTGCCTCATCATTATAGGCTTTAGTTAGTGACGCAAGAATTGCGCTATCTACTTTGCCATACAACTCAACAATCTCACCAGGTTTTTTACCTGAAAGTAAACCACGTGCTACAAGCACGTCAGTTACACCAAATGTATTTTCTGCTTCTTTTAATGCTTTAGGATTGTAAAGTTCTTTACCACTCCAAGCACGATCCCAAACTTTTTTATTAAGAACACTACCCTGTCCTGTAGCAACTTGCTGTCCTACTAGGTATGGCGTATTAATTGCACGACCATATTTACCAGCAACATTGTAAAGTTGAACTAATGGACTTGCTAAACCTTTAGCAACAGATTTAACTGCACCAAATGCATAGTCCATAATGCCTGGGTCTTCTTGTGCGTATTTAGCATCTTTAAATAAAGTTCTAAGGCTATCTTGTTGGTCTTTACCAAGAGAACGAAACTCACGCTTTGCTGTATCTTCGCTTAACTTGCCAAGTTTGCGGTGTTCTTTTAGAGCATAACTCAACTGTTCAAGTTGTAAACGTTCCGCAGCCTTTAAGTTAGCCTGTTTAGCAGCAGCATAAATGTTTGGTGATGCTTCCGCAACAATGGGGTCTAGACGGTCCATTAAGCACCATAGCCGTTGTCAGTCAAAGTTCTATAAAGTAATTCAGCATCGCCAGATGTATCAAATTGCATAATAGTTTTAAGAGTATCCATAACATTTGGTACAGTGTTAGGAAGATCGCGCATAAGTTCAGTGCCACCGCCAGGACCAGAGTTAATACCAGCAGTAATAGGTTCATCTGGACGTGTTGATGGTGCCATTAAATCTAATAGCGGAGACTTAAAAGGGTCTCCTGCCATTGAAGCAGCACCTTGTGAATCATTTACGGCTTTGTTTTCTCCGTAAGGAAGACCAGTGTATTCTTTAACTGGTTGTGTCATGCCTTCAATAGCACCGCCGTCTGTGCGCTGTGATAGCGCACCTGGTCCCGATACTGGTGCAGGATTAGTTGGTTGTTGATAACCGCCACGATTCTCAGCCATTACTCATCCTCTTCATCTAAATATTTTTGAATGTCTAACTCTGTTGGGATACGCCATTCAACCCAATCTGGATAACATTCTTTGTCGGAAATAATTGAGCGTGCAATAGGTTCTGAAAAACCAGCACGTACAAGTGAAGCATGGAACTCATGCAGCCAAATACAATACTGATCTAACTTTGAATAAGATTCATCAGCAACAGTTTTAATTTTTCTCTTGCGAGGCGTTGCCATGATTTACTCCTTAGACTTGTCGTTCTCTTGTAGTTCTTACGGCAGCACGTGCATTACCTGCACCGCTTAGGCTGCTAAGTAATGTTTGTAAATCTGGTCTGCCTTGAGGAAGAGCGCCTCCTGCTGGGGGTTGACCAGGAGCCGCTGGGACAGGCTGCTCAACTGGAACTTCCGCACCAGCAGGAGGAGTTTCAGGTTTGAAGACTTCTTGAATAGCGTCTTCGATTGCTTTGCCTTTTTGACGCATCTGAATCACCTCAGAAATCTTACTGATGATTGCAGTTGGGTCTTGTCCCTGTGTAGCCATTTGTGGAATGGCTTGTGTCATAGCAGTTAATGAACCAATAAGCGCATCGCGCATCTTTTCAACTTCAATCTTCTCTTGTTCAAGAGTAACGTTGACGTTGAATGGTAGTTCACGCATTGCCATATCCTTGGAGATGAGTCCACCACCAAGTGCTTGTAGCATAAAGATAAGTCCCTGTGCTGGATTAAGACCAGCCAACATACCGTAGCGAACATCTGCTGAGTAATCAGACTTGATGTCTTTGCTTGGCATGTATGTAACAATGTATGGAGAACCAGCGTCTACACCACGAATTGTTTTTTCAGTATTAAAAATCTTTTCATCAATCTCAAAACACAGGCTAATAACATCGCGCAGTGCTACAGAGAAAATTGCTTGAGCAGATTTGATTTGAGTATCAAATGCACCAAGCAGTGCTTGTACACCCTGTCCAGTGACAACACTAGCGTTGACGTTACCAGTTCTAGATTCTGGATAACGTGCGCCAACTCGTAGTTCTTCATTTAATAATGACTGCTCAGTGAATGCGCCTTGAGGTAGAGATAACTCTACACGGCGAACACCTGCTGGGTTGGCTGTACGAATGACAGCATCTCCACCAAGTTGTAGTTCCTGAACATCTTGTGGCAGTACAATCGGTGCCTGTACTGACTTCTCTGCTGCTTCCATCGCAAGTAATGCGAAACGGTTACGAAGCAACTGAATACCAAGTACATCATCAAACTGTCCACGTAATTCTCCATCCACGCCAGGACGGCGTGCAATGATTACATTCATCTTACCAAGTGGATTAGCCGCTTGAGATAAAAGCATGTTGTTACGTGAAGGTAAATACAAAACAGACTGATCTTTGTCGTAGTAGCGAATCATCTCTACCATGCCATTGAGGTCTTGCTTGTAACCCATCTTGCCTAACAACGCATACTCTTGTTCAGGGAACTGGGCTACCAGTTCTCCAAGTGTCATTGAGTAACGTTTTGCAAATGCAACACAGCGTCCATAGCGATCAAACTCGGGATAGGCTCCCACTGGATTTTCTATTCGGATGCGTGGCAGTTGCGCTTCTTCGTCTAACTCAATAATGAGAGGGACGAAACCATATGTGATGTACATGTCTGCACCGTTGTACATCTGTACTTGTAAATCTGAGTGACGGAAATAGTTTGAAGCAATACGAGTGCGCTTGTCTGCAAACTGACGTGCACGATCTGATACTTGATTAGCAGCAGAACAGTTAACCGCTGGAAGCGGTGCAATAACTTCTGCTAAGTCACGGGCAACAATGTCAATAAAGTTAGCAACTACGTTCTGGTCAATGCCATCTGGAAAGAAGTTAGGATATACCTGACTGATCTTTCCTTGGCGCACCATCTGTACGTCACCGTTGCGCTGGTCACGACCATGCGCACGGTAGCGAAGAGTTTGAACTCTTGCGCCAATCTGGTCCATTGATAACATTATTGTCCTAACGTAGTTTTAAAAAATTATTTTACTTGCTTGCCACTACTATTATAACGGCGACCTTGTAACGCTGCTCCGCGGTATTGTGCTCTTTCGCTTTTTGCTTGTTTGCTATCCCAACCATATTTTTGTTCAGCAACTTTTGCATCATTATATTCTTTTGATGTTGTTGCCATATAACGATTAATTGCTTTGCCAACTGCTTTAAATGGTCTGTATATTGGATTTACATTTGCTCCGCTAGAACCAGAAATACCACCAGTAGTTCTATTAGCCATGTTATTTCCTATCCATAGTTTTCTTGCCATTGCTCAGCGAATGCTTCGTCTAAGTTAATAGCAAATCGGTTTTCCATTTGGGCACGTGTTGCCCAGCGGTTACTTGCGTATTGTGAGGTTCTGCTTCCCGCTTGCATTAACTCACGGATGCGTATAACCGCAAACCACATAGCCATCACGCAGTCAGTCTTACCTTTAGTTTCAGGTTTCCACGTTAGTAGTTGCTGAGTTAAGGCTTTGATTCCTTCACTACTTTCTGATGATGGTAGTTCAATAATGTTATTCTTTTGGAACTTCTCTTCACGTACTGTGCCAAACAAGTTAGACATAGAAGCAACACCAAAGGATGTATCCCATTTGTTTTTGCCAGTAAAGTGAGCATCTAGGCGAACGCCATAAGCAGAAAGCCAATTGCGCAAATCATCATCTAATGAGTAAGCCTTTTGGTGTGCGTTAATTTCTACACGGAACTCTTGTGGCTTGTAGCGAACTGTAAGTTCTTCAATCATTGCACGAATCTTTTGTGGAGTAGGTTCACTCATGTTTACGCAATCAACAACATATATTTTGCCGTCTGCTCTGTTGTAAGTTGCTACAACAAACGCAGCATTACCCGCCATAGCAGGGTCAAAGCCAATTACAGTGTGACCCTCAACTTGAGGTGGATGTCCAGCAGCACCAGCCTTTAATGGACCTCGCTTGCGCATCCCGTTAGTTGACCCTTGCACCAGCATGGGTGGGAAGATTGAATCTTCTTGGATGTCTTCCTGTTGGTAGACGAGTGCCCACGTGCTTGGAGTAACCTCGCTCCTTCTTTTAAATAAGGCTCTGCCATCCCACTTGGGGAAGTAGCCGTTTTCTTGAGGAGTGTCTGTATCGCCATCCCACGGGACATCCGACTCTTTCCAGAGCGTAACCCAGTCTTCTGGTTTCTCAGCATATTCCAAGACAGCAGGCATCCCCATGTAAGTAAAGGGAGTCCTACCGCCAGACCAATGCTTAGGATTACGAAGTTCTTTATAAAGGTCGTTAGCAGCAATTCGTGTCCCAACTACTAGCAGTTTACCGTTTTTACCCAAACGAGTAATTACTTCTTTCTGAAGCCAATCCATCTGCTTCTCCCACTCATGGGCATTAGCAGTTGTAATGCAGTCATCAAGAATAATTAGATCAGCACGTGCACCGTAGATTTGACCACCCATACCAAGGGCTTGGAGGGTAGGGTCTTTCTCGGAAGAGTTACGCGCATCGCCGCCAAGGTAGACTGTATCTGTACGCCAAGTATCCGCGTCACCTTTCCAACCACCCTCGGGACCATATGCGGTCTGTAACTTGAGCCAGCGGGGATGTGACAGTCGTTGCTTGATTGCGTAGACGAACTCTCTCGCCTTATTCAAAGTCTTTGATACCACAATGATGCGGATGTTGGGATTGAGGGCGATGCGGTAAGTTGAGTAGTTCACCGTGATAACGGTGGACTTAGCGTGCTCAGGGGGAACATTTACCAATAGGCGGTTGCTCTCACCTGGCTCATAGATCATAGAAGGGTGGAGCCATGAAGGTTCAACACCCTCTAGTAGGTCTACCCAATCCTGATGGTGGGGGAATACTGTTTGATCTAGAAAGGCTTTAGAAAAATCTTTAAAGGGGATAGACTCTTTAGCCACACCCATTTCGGTGAAGGAGTTCTTTTGACCCTCTTCTTTGGCTTCCTCAAGGTTGCGGGCAAACTCGGGGTCACGGTTCATCCACTGACGGATGGTATCTGCTTTCTTATCTACAGATGCCATGGCAGCAGGAATAGTCCACCCAGCCCGTACCTTCTCAAGGACATCAGATTTGGCGGCAGCCAATCCCTTTACGAGGTGGTGCTCCTTACCTTTTTGAAATCCTTTGTGCGCGGGTGTCGCCATTAGTGTCCCTAATCTTAGGTTGGTCGCGGGAGTCACCCCACCAACACTCCACTCACAGGAGCAGCGATAGGCAGTATATACCCGCCTACAACAGTCTATTTGTACAGATGTTTGTACAGTAGTGAGTAAGGCTCTAAAAAGACTTACGAACTATTTTACTCTCTATATATACTTAACCTGTTCAAATAGCCTAAACGAACATATTCTAATAAACTATTTTTTATAGTTTATAAAACTGCAGGTCAGATAGTCTATCTAGCCCCCTGTAACTATACTGACAGAAATATATTGTCAGAGATACAATACATAATACTACAGACTATTAACATATAGGGGGTCAAAGACTGACTATAGTTAATATACAGACAGACTGACTATAGACTGTGGGTTGTATGACAGAGGACTGTCTGCCTGTCAGTCTGGGGCACAGTATATATACTGATACTGCCAGTTAAAAATAGAATACTGGGGCTGCCTGTTTATAAACCATTGCCTTGGCAATGGCTGGCAAACCCTAACCAGTCCTATCGCACTGGTCGGTCGGGACAAGGCTGTACGGCGCGTTACCACGCGCCTCGCGCCGTTCGCTCCGCTCACTGGTCTCCGATGTCGGCTCACCGCTAAAGGGTTCGCCTCGTCAGTTGACCACGCACACAGCCTCACTCTCGCTTAGCCTGTCGGCGCAGGCTCCGTCATTCCTTCCGCTTCGCTCGTCATTCCTACGCCGCGCAACGCCATGCTCTGGCTCGCCCTCCTACGGTGCCTTCATCGTATCATGTCCGTCAAATCAACCCATGCTCTGCCTATTCAGCAGAGCAAAACTGGGCTGATTTCTCTCAGCGTGGGTTACGGCTCGGCGAACTCTATGAGTTCTAATCGCCTTCGCCTACACCCAACGCATCTGCCGAGTCTTCGCAGGCTCAGCCTCGCCCCGCCAATCTGGCAAGCCTGCCAGATTGTGTGACGACGGTTACTCGGACACCGTGTCTTCGCTTCGCTCGACACGCTGCTCGTAACCTACATGATACTTCTTACGGCGTTTCCACATCAGGTGGATACACCGAGAAAGGAGTAAAAAATGAAAGTATATAAAATAAATAAAGCACCTGCTGAGGCTGTGTATATAGGCAGAGGCAGTGCATGGGGTAATCCTTATATAATTGGAAAGCATGGGGATAGAGATAAAGTTATCGCTATGTATTATGTTTATGCTTTAAAAAGGCTCGCAAACGAGCCAGAGTGGCTAAAGCCACTCGAAAAGGCTAATGGCTTAGTTTGTTATTGCGCTCCGTTAAAGTGCCACGGAGATATATTGGTTAGTTTAATAAAGTAAATAGTTCCACCTGCTACGCACACTGCTAGCAGGTTTCACAGAAAAAGGAGAAAGAAATGTCAGAACGTATCAGCAACGGAATCAGCATCACCACACAGTGCTACGATTGCCTCCAAGCAGATGACCTATGCCTCGAATGTACAGAAACACGTGAAGCACGGGACTCTCAGGTCGCCCATCAACTAGTTGATGAGGGCAACCTTCAGTACAAGCATCAGTGGCTATCAGTCACAGAGCCAAGTGCCCATGACTGGGTATCCTCAGTAACTTACCTACCAAAGCCAGCAATACTACCTGATGGCACAATCCAAGAGTTCAGGTACGAATACCTCTCACCAATCGTACAACTAGTAGATGGTGGTGAATACGAGGAACTATGGGAGTTAGACGATATGACCCAACGCGCACGTGAGGTTGAGTGCCAATGGTGTCACCTCATGACTCCTAAAGCATTCAATGATTGTCAAGACTGTGACAAACCACTAGAAAGCAACGTAAGATAATCCAAGTAAAAGGGGCAGATAGACCCGCTACACTACGTGATAGCGGGCTATCAGCCTTAAATCAACCAACGAAACTAACTAAGGAGAAACAAATGGAACTACTAAATAACGTAGAGATCACTGGCACCATCAAGAATATCCGCTCATTCACAGGTTCAAAGGGAACGCTAGTCACAGGTTGGCTTAACCAACGCGACATGTCACGTCTATCAGACGGAACAGCAGACCGAGCAGTGTATGTAGTAGGTATGAATATCGTTGCGCTAGATGAAAGCGCAGTCGCAGACCTGACAGCATTAGACAATGCCCGTCAGGGTAAAGAGGAAACAACCCCAGTGGTGCTAAAGGGTCGCCTGATTACACGGTTTGACCGCCGCACAGGTGTTGAGGAATCAGCACGCAGAGCACCACAGTTACAGTTCGAGGTACTAGAGGTTCATACAAACTAAAAAACAAGGCAGGTGGGTGGCTAACACAGCACTCACCTGTCCTTTTTTTATCTGCGGGGGCATGTAACCCCTACGGACAACAGCGAGTCCATCGTTCTATTATATAAGGGAGAAAGCAATGTATATTACTTACTATGATTTAGTGGCTATGACAATATGTGCTGCGTTAAGCGCGTTCATGTTAATCATGTTATTCTATGCTAACTACGGATTGCTGCGTGAAAATAGATTCCTACGCAGTAGACTAAAAGCAGTACGCAAACAGTGTGAACAGGAGCATGCCCGTGTACCATTCTAAACTAACTAGACCCAAGGTATCTGATGTTACACATTGGGAACTAAACCCTGACATCAGCAACCAATATGCCAAGGTATACTACGCAGACATAGATCACTTCTTTATGAAAGTAGTGCCACTAAAGCAATACAAATTCAAAATGAAGTACTTCTATGGTGAGACAGCATGGCAAGATAGCCAACGCTATGCGCATGACATCTACTTCAAGATCATGGTAAAGGCTGACCCATGGGCGAAGTAAAGAGTTACAACGTAAGCCTAACCTTTAGTTATACTATAAGAACAGATGATATTGAAAGAACTAAGCGTGACTATGAGTTCCCCACATTTCCTGACCTTATAGATGATGATGCAGTAGAATTCATAGACGGAACAGAAACATGGGAGGAAGAGTAATGACACAGATAACAGCGGATGTAATGTTCGCAGCAGATCATTTTATTATGGTCACAACAGTAGAGGTTGTCTATAGTCCCGACCAACGAGACATAGAGAAGGCAGCATGGGACAGACTCAGTGCTGAGTATGGAATTGATTGGGTAAGTATGACCAAGCAATTCATTAACCAAGTATCTATTGAGGTAGTGCCTGGTACTAGTGCAGATGAAGTAAACAAAGGAGAGTAACAATGGGACTAGACATGTGGTTGTATGAGAAAGAAGTACATGAAGTAGCATACTGGCGTAAAGATAATGCTATACATGGTTGGTTCATTGAGAACTATGCCAATGGTGTAGACGATTGCAGTCCAGTACCAGTACCTAAAGAAGGCATCATTAAACTACGTGATGTATGCCTTCAAGTATTAGAAGCAAACAACGCAGAAGTAGCAATGGAATTGCTACCACCAGTAGCAGGATTCTTCTTTGGTTCAGACCAAATAGATGATTGGTATTGGGAAGCGGTTAAAGAAACCGCTAACAAACTAACACAGATTATTGATGAGTCTATTGAAGATCAATGGTTCGAATACCAAGCCTCTTGGTAAGGAGTAATACATGAAACGCATACGTGCTATATCAATAGTTACTAGTACATATCTAGCACTCTTTGGATTTCTAGGCATACACTTCAAGTCATACGCACAACAGGTGCACTATGACCCTAAGTGTATTGAGTTTGGTCCAAAGATATGGACTAAACAATTGATTAAGAGTTACGCTATCTCATATATGAAATGGCAATTTCCTGATTGGAATCGCAGCGAACATAAAGCATTGATGAAACTATGGAATGCTGAGTCACATTGGAATCCAGAAGCAGACAACCCTGACTCATCAGCCTATGGTGTAGCACAAGTTCTTAACACAGAACCTGGAACACCAGCCCCTCGACAAGTCGAGAGGGGGCTGGCGTATATTGTACACAGATACGAGAAACCATCAGTCGCTTGGTCACATCACAGAAAGCACGGTTGGTACTAATGAAAAGTTATTATATTATTCAATGTGAGATCGAAGTTGAAGCCAGTGATGATGACATGGCTTTAACTTTATTGCAAGATACAATAGGATTCAGCGGGTTCAGCATGACTCGCTGGATAGACACACGACTATCAGAAAGAGAGAGCACAAATGATTAGCGTCCCACATACAGTTACATTCGTAACAGACTTCAATGAGAATCACCCAGCAGCACAACGGTTAACAAGTATGGAGCCTAAAGAACTAGAAGCATGGTTAATTGCTGCGCTTAAGACAATGATTACTAAAGAAGGTTGGCTTGAGAAAGCCAATGAAGGTAGTCACTTTGCAGAGTTACGTCTAGCAACTAAGGAGGAAGTCAATGGAAGTATCAACTGAGTACAATGAGAAAGTAATCAAGCAGTTACACAAGACAGCATGGATTAAAGCGGGCACAGCAGTGACCGCTACATCAGCAGCAGAAGCAGCCAAGCAAGCAGGGCTTGATTGGACTGTATCTCTTACAGATTTACAGGCTGTATACACACAACCAATTGGTGTTGATGATACATTTACACACCGTATAGCAGTAGACAACAAGAAGGCAGTACTTAAGACTATGCCTGGCTGTGATGTACCCGAGTCAGTCATTGGTGTGGTTGGTAACAAGTACAAGTTAGTTCAAAACATTGAGGTATTCAATGCGTTGGATACACTAATTGATTCAGGTGATGCACGGTACGCAGCAGCAGGTGAAATCAAGAATGGTTCACAAGTGTGGATGGTACTTGAACTACCTCATGGTGTACAAGTAGCAGATGACCCACATGTAGCAATGCTATTAGTTAAGACAGGACATGATGGTTCATCATCAGTTGTTATTAAACCAATCATTGAAAGATTGTTCTGTGCTAATCAGATCAATGGCTTAATTAATGGTAAGAAGTACAACAACTATACCTATCGTATGACACACACAACTAACCAACAGTTATCTATCAGTGACATCCGCAACATTACACAACTAACTTACTCAGCCATTGACGACTATCAGAACACAGCGAATAGATTGCTAAGTGTTAAGATGTCACGTGATAAGGCAGTTGATTTCTTCAAACGTGTATGGGCATTGCCTTCAGAAATTGAATCAGCACCTGTTCATTTACTTAGCAAGGGACAGGCTAAGCAACGCACCATAGCATTGAACGCACGTGAAAAAGCGTGGACAATTTATAGTGAATCACCTACACAGGAGAACATCAGAGACACAGCATTCGGAGCGTGGCAAGCAGTCATTGAATATGCTGACCACTATGGAGTTGGTGGCGCTGACCGCTTGGCAGCCGCCACCTTATCAGGACGTAATGACAAGGTTAAAACAAAAGCGTTGTCTTTACTAACCGTATAACATTGGCTCGCAATGATACCCGAGTAAGAGTACTGTAGTCAGTACCGCCAACTTGCAGGCAGCCTTAGTTGCACCCGAGATAGCCGATTGCTGCGTAGGCTTTCTCACCTAAACAACAGAGAGAAGAGAGCAAATGAATACAATAACAATCAAGGCTACAAATGCACACACTCCTGACGTATCATACAATGAAGTAGAAGTACAACGATTCATTGATGATAGCCGTGCACTTAAAGAGAGAGAGAAAATCTTACTTGATAAAATATACAACCTGCGCCGTCAAGTACGAGAGTTCTTTAAAGATCAGGAATGGGATAGTGGTGATGTCACTATCAGTAAGACAAGTGTCAATGAGTTACTTGATGAACTCGGATGCGACAGACTTACAACCAAGTACCAAGGAACTTATACCATCACGGGAACATTTAACATTGAAGCATCTGATGAAGATGAAGCACAGTCTATAATTGCAGATGAATCAGAAGTAAGTAACTACGGGGCAGAGATGTCTATTGATCAGATCGAAACCTTTGACATTGAGGAAAACGAGTAATGCCTTTAGTAGGATATGAAGCAGTAGATGCAGATGACATGGTTCTAGCATTGTCTGATGTGTTAAAACCTATATCATCAGATGACAATCCTTGGCTATGGAACAGCCTATGGAAAACTAAAGACTTTATTGAAGGACTAATGGCAGAAGGAAGGTTTGAATAATGAAAGTTAGAATCTCAATCTATCAAGAGATAGATACAAAAGACTTTGAGTTAGTTGGTAACACAGTTGAAGAAGAAATTGCTTATTTAGTTGATCGCTTTGCTGAAGACATTGATAAGTTAGTAAAGCACAATATAGTAAAAGAACAGATAGAGGTAGAGTATCTATGAGCACAGCATACGTTCCATACAGCGGAACAGCAGGATGGTCAGGCACTGACACATCTAAGGCTAGAGCAGTAGACAATCTCATAACACGCAGGGAAGAAACTAACCAGCAAAAAACGTTGTCTATATTAAAACAATGTCCATACGGTTTGACATGGAAAGAGTTAGCAACATTAACTGAGTGGCACCACGGCACTGCAAGTGGCGTGTTGTCAGTACTACACAAAGTTGGTGTTATCATACGCAGTACAGAAGTTCGCAATAGGTGCAAGGTTTACTATCATCCCGATCACGCCGACTCCGTGATTGCGGAAGTGCATGGTACTAAACCAAAGACGTGCACTAATTGCGGTCACGACATCTAGCATAGTCTCTGTTCCTATGCTAAGATGGGACAACCAGTGGGCGGTAGGTTTTGCTCTCTCCTTGTCCTACCCCCACTGGTTTTATCTAAGGAGAATATATGGCAGCAGTAGAGATAACCCGTGATAGATACGGCAGACCAATGGTAGTGCCACCGAAGGGTGGCAAAGCAATACCATACACAAGAACAACTACAGTTGCTGGTTCATTAGACGATGGCACTGCACTAGTAGCATGGAAGTTACGTATGGCAGCAGCAGGTTTAACGCTACGTCCTGATCTATTGTTAGCAGCAAGTGCAATGAGAGATAACAAGTTAGAGATGGACAAGTTAGTTGAAGATGCAATGGAAGCAGCAGGTGCTACAGCAGCAGCAACTATAGGCACAGCCCTTCATACACTGACAGAGAAGCACGACAGAGGCGAAGACCTTGGCGTGATACCACAGGATTATGTTGCTGATATACAGGCATATGCTGACGCAACTAAAAACTTTGAAAATGTAAACATCGAACAGTTCTGCGTCTTAGATAAATACAAGATTGCAGGTACGCCTGATCGTATCGTTAGATACAAGGGCGAGTTGTTTATTTCTGATCTAAAAACTGGTAGTATTTCCTACCCAAATAAAATTGCCATGCAGTTAGCAGTGTACGCACACGGCTTGCCGTATGACCCAGCCACGGCAACCCGTGGTACATGGGGAGATGTGAACCAAGAGAAAGGAATCATCGTGCACCTACCAGCAGGTAGTGGCAAGTGTGAACTACACTTTGTTGACATCAAGCAAGGGTGGAAAGGTATTGAATTAGCAATGAAAGTTCGTGCCTTTCGTGACACCAAGAAAACCCTAGTAACATCTATCAAGGAGTAATAAATGCCTAGTGCAGAAGCACCAATCAGTATCACCGTTAAGACAGCAGCAGGTTCTCTTGTTACTGTTCGCGCTGAAAGCGGAGAAGAGTTAGATCAAGTAGTAGCATTATCTCTTGCTTCAGTATCATCAGCAGTACAAGAACTAGAAGCAGCAGTACGCGGCGGTAACGCAGCCGTACCACCATCACCACAGGTAGCATCTATTGCTGCAGCATTTAACACCACACCAGTAGCAGCACCTACAACATACGCAGAACCAGCAGCACCATCAATGGGTGCTGGTTCACGCAATTGCCCTCACGGTACAATGACACGTATCCATGGACTAACAGGTAAGTTCGGTCCATACAAGGGTTACTTCTGTCCTGCTAAGCAAGGTGACCCA